AGCTCATGTTCCGCATGGCCGACATCATCGAGGAGGAGGTGGACAAGGATGCAGCCCGTAGGATTTTGGGCCGGACGGACCGAGAGGTTTGCGCCGGGGCCTTGGGCCTCAGCGAGCAGTAAGCTCCGCGAGCGCCTTGGGACCGTGGACACGCGGCCCCAGCCAGCCCCCTTCTCGAAGTACGTCCACGACCCCGTGGGCTTCATGCGGGACGTGCGCGGCTTCGAGCCGTGGAGCAAGCAGGCCGAGATCGCAGCCGACCTCGCGGACCCGGAGGGCTTCCGGCAGGTGGTTGCGTACACCTGCAACGGCGCGGGGAAGAGCACGCTCGCCAGCGAGCTGATCCTCTGGTTCATGGCCTCGAGGAGGAACGCTCGAGTGATCACGACGGCGGGCACGGGCGGGCAGGTCCGGCTTCTGTGGCGGAAGATCCGGTCGGCCTACGAGACCTCGAGCCGTCAGCTTCCCGGTCCTGGGCCGCTGACTCAGCAGTGGAACCTCTCGCCGGAGTGGTTCGCCCTGGGCCTCTCGACGAACGACGAGACGACGCTGCAAGGGCACCACGCGCTCATGGGCCGCGACACCGAAGACGGATATGGCGACCTGCTCGCCGTGATCGACGAGGCGAGCGCGGTCGAGGATTGGGTCTTCAACGCGATGCGCGGCTACATGAACGTCGGGCGCTGCTACTGGCTCGTCCTCGGGAACCCGAACAAGCCGGACGGGGAGTTCTTCCAGATCAGCCAGCGCGGCAACTGGAAGCGGCACAGCATCAGCGCCTTCGACGTGCCGTTCATCGAGCCCGCGTGGATCGAGGACCAGCGGAAATACTGGGGCGAGGAGTCGGCGCAGTATCAGGTCCGCGTGATGGGCGAGTTCCCGAAGGTGGGCGGGGACTTCCTGATCTTCCCGCTCTCGAGCTTCGAGGCCGCAGCGGACGAGCACCCGGACGCAGAGGGGATGCACATCGGCGCGGACATCGCTCGAGGGCAGGGGGACTCGAACACGCTCGTCTTCACGCGGAACGGTCGCGTCGAGGATGCCCAGAGCTGGCAGAACCGCGACCTGATGGAGACGGCTGCGAGGATCGCGGAGTACGCGAAGCAGCGGGATGTCCCCTGGCAGAACGTCCACATCGACGTGATCGGCCTGGGTGCGGGCGTCGTGGACCGGCTGCGGGAGCAGGGCTACAACGTCGAGGGCGTGGACTTCGGCGCGAGGCCCGTGGGCGACTGGACCGAGACCATAGGCTCGGAGGTGAAGGTGCAGAACCGCCGGAGCGAGCTTTACTGGGCCGCACGCTGCGCCCTGGATCAGGGCCTCGCATCGGTGCCCGAAGCGTACCGCCGCACGATCTGGCGCGAGTGCAACCTCATCCAGTACGAGTTCAGCGGGAACGGGCAGCTCCGCATCGAGCCGAAGGAGAAGATCCGCTCGAGGATGGAGGGCCGCTCACCCGACTTCGCTGATGCGTGGGTCCTCTCGTTCTCGCGGGGCAGCTCGAGGCGCGTTCCGTTCTTTATTTGATGGGAACCCGTGCCGGAATCTGTAAGGCTGCGGGGATGAAACTCGAGAACCGCAAGGGCGAGAAGAACGGCATGGCCCGCCTCACGGCCCGCAGCGTCCGGGCAATCCGGAAGCAGGCCGAGAAGGGCGCGACCCTGACCGCCCTGGGCGAGAAGTACGGCGTGAGCCACGTCGCGATCCACTACGTCGTCACGCGCCAGACTTGGCGCCACGTCCCCTGAAGCGAGGAACCGAATGAAGTGTCCGAAGTGCAGCAGCGAGAGAGTCCGCGTCCGCGACACGAGATCCATCGACAACGGCGGCAGCGTCAAGCGGCTGCGGGTCTGCCTCGCCTGCCGAACGCAGTGGGTCACCCTCGAGGTGGACGCCGACCAGATCGCGATCGAGAACCGAGCGATGACGGCGGCGACGATCCGGCGGCGCGGCGTGCGGGAGTAGGGGCACGAGAAAGCCGCCCGTGGGCGGCTGTGAGAGGAGTGGAGAAGGCAGGGGGATCAGGAGCGGTCACAGGTGATCTTCGAGGCTGTCAGTCCCGTCAGAGTAGAAGGCCCCCCACTCCCAGTCTTGGACGCCGGTCGCTTCCTGAGTGGCGAAGCGCGTGGCGTCACGGAGCGTTGAGAACATAGGACCGATCGCGGCGAAGTAGGTGTGGTCGGCGTACGGAGCCCCCTCCCAGAGAACAGTCCAACGGCCATCGTCCGTGTCGAGGTCTTGAGCACGACCGTCAACGACGACGAGGTGCCCGCCCAGTGGATGGCGGCGCTGGCTGCGGAAGCCCGCGAGGGTCTTGTAGCTGCGGAGGACCTTGACGACCTCTGTGATTCGGAACTCGATGGTCCGCCCGTCCTCGTCAGGGGCGAGCCCGTACCACCAGCCCTTCTCGATGGGCTGAACGTGGGTCAGCCGGAGGTTCTGGCCGATCAGCACGGCGTCACCGGCACGGAGGGCGTCCTGCTCAGAGGTCGGGTACGGAGGGAACTTGCAGTCGATGAGGGTCATGGCTTCGTGGTGGTGGTGGAGGTGGAGGTGACGGGGCGCGACCCGTCGAGGCACGAGACCCGGTGCGACCGGGGGAGGGAGTTGGATCAGCCGATGGGGACGATCTCGACCGTGCCGCGCTGACTCATCTTCGAGGACTGCTTCATCGCGAGGTCCATGCGGCTCGTCCAAGTGCGACCGATGACCTTCTTGGCGTCCGCGTCCTCCTGGGCCTCAATCAGGCGCTTCTCGGTGCGCTCGATTCTGCCGAGCAGCAGCGCGTCCGCCGAGTATTCGTCCGCCTTCCGGCAGAACTTCTGGGCGAGCTTGTAGTCCTTGGCGTCGAGGGCGGCGCGGCGAAGCTCGTAGCACTTGCTCTCGAACTCCTGAGCGCGCTCGACGCCCTCGACGCCGATCTCGTCGAGGCGGGCGTTGTAGCCGTCGAGGAGTCGGCGGGCGGCCTCAACGTTCTTCTGGTCTGCGCGGGTGACGACCACGAACTTGTAGTCGCGGGCGGTGGTCCGGGTGAAGGTCTCGGAGAAGGAGTCGGTGGCGGTGAGCTTGGTCTTGGACATGGCTTTGAGGTGGTGGTGGTGGTGGAGGTGACGGGGCGCGACCCGTCGAGGCACGAGGCCCGGTGCGACCGGGCGGGTGGGATCAGAAGGTGAAGCCCAGGAAGTCGCCGGTCTGAAGGCTGATCAAGGCGGCGTTGAGGTCGGCGTTGAACTGGACTGCCTTGCGGCGGGGATTGCCGTGGAAGCTGGCTTGCGTGCAGATCATGAAGCCCTCCTCGCCGTCGTAGTTCTCGACCTCGACGAGGACCAGCTTGGCCCCGGCGCGGTTCATGCGGTTGGTGGTGTGGACGATCGGAGCGTTGTTGAGGTCGAGCATGGCTTTGAGGTGGGTGGGTGCTGGCGAGGGCTATCTCCCCCGACAGAGATACCTTCGGCTATTGGCCCTCCCAGGCCAACCCCTTTCTCGGGAAATCTTCCCGGAAATAGGGGGACTCCTCGAGGGCGGATCTATGGGGGTCATTGGGTCGTGCTATTAGTACGACCCAATGACCCCCTACATGTAGGGAACCCGCTTGACACGGCGGTGGTTCCTGATCTGCGTCTCGGTCACAATAGGAGGGTGAGCGTACAGCGAACCGCACAGACCAGCCGCCAGGACGAGACCGCGCCCTTCGAGCGGAAGTCATCGGGCTTCCAGACCTCGAAGCTCTACAGCGACACGGACGCGGGGAGCTACGGCTACCGCTTCATGATGCAGCTCGCTGGCGACGCGACGCTGACGCGGCCCTACGCCCAGCACCCGTGGGTCAACGCCTGCGTCTCCGCGATCGCTCGAGCGGTCTCCAGCGTGCCCCTCGTGGTCCAGCGGAAGACCCCTGACGGCGAGATGGAGCCGGTGGAGAGCGGCCCCCTCGTGGATCTGCTCGCGATGCCGAACGTGCTGATGAGTCAGCGCAAGTGGCTTGAGTCGATCAGCCAGACGCAGAGCCTCTACGGCGAGACCTTCCTCATCATGATGACGAAGGAGAAGGGGGTCATCCGCCCGATCCAGCCCCAGGACCGGATCCGCGTGCCGGATGAACTCTGGCCCGTCCGGGGGGATCTCCTCGAGGAGATCATTGACGAGAAGACCCAGCTCCCTCGAGCGTGGCGGATGGCGACGAAGGCGGGCAGCGTGGAACTCGACCACCGCTCCGTGATCCAGATCGCTCAGGCGAACCCCTATAACCCGCTGCGGGGGATGGGGCCGATGCAGGCCGCGTACCGCACGGCGGCAAAGGACTTCGTGCTCGACCGCTACGACGAGGCGCTGCTCTCCAACGGCGGGAGCCCTGGGGGCGTCCTGAGCGTCGAGGGGCACCTGACGGACGCAGACTCGAGGGCGATCGCTTCGGCGTGGAGAGAGGCCCACGAGCGGCCTGACCAGCACCGGAAGACGGCGGTCCTCCCGCAGGGCACGACCTACGAGGAGATCGGCTTCTCCCCGCAGGAGATGGAGTTCGGGGACATGAGGGCCTGGAACCGCCAGACCATCATGAGCGTGTTCGGCGTCACGAAGCCGATCATCGGGCTGACGGAGGGCCTGAACTACGCCTCGAGCCAGAGCGCGTTCCGCTCGTTCTGGGAAGTGACGGTGACCCCGTTCCTCAACTTCTTGGCCGACGAGCTTCAGACGAAGTTCATCCGCCGCCTGATCGGCCCGGAGCAGATGTACCGCGTGAGCTTCGACACGAGCGGCGTCGGGGCGCTGCGCGAGGACGAGGACTCGAAGGTGGAGCGGGCGCTCAAGCTCTTCGCTCAGGGCGGGCGCACCTTCCGCGAGGCGTCCGAGCTGGCAGGCATGAGCCTCGACGCCACCGAACTCGAGCACGTCGATCAGGCGTATATGCCTGCGAATCAGGTCCCGGTCTTCGGGGAGGCACCCGCCGCCGAGCCCGTGGAGGGCGACGAGCCGCAGCCTGAGGGCGAGCCGGTCGAGGTCATGGAGGCGACGGCGGACCCAAGCATCTCCCTGAACGGCGCCCAGATCTCTTCACTGCTGAACCTGATCGAGCAGTACGCCAGCGGGCGGCTCCCGAAGGACACGGTGATCCAGCTCATCATCGCCGCCTTC